GAGATTTTCGAATAAACGATTTTCTCACCATCGATACTCCCACTGGGAGATCGAAGTTTTAACAGGTAGGAATACCACTGCCAGGGGAGGAGTTGTTCGCATAGCTTAAGTGAAATTGTATCACTTGCCATTGCTAGATCCAACGTAACGTATGAACGTTCAGTTGGATCAACCGACCCTTGCAAAGCCAGAACTTGATTCTTCGTTTGATCATCTAGGTTTACGTCATACCGTTTTAAACGGGATCTGACATAGCCATCGACGCCAAGTTGAAGCATTAAGTTCATTGCAGGCTCAATCGCTATGGAACGCTCAGTTTCAGCGTTCTTGGGAACAAAAGCGATACGATTTCCATCAACAATAGAAAAAAACGTTGGTCCAGAAGGTCTCACGATTCAGAATAGCGTGTTTCGGTATACTATACCGTTCACGATAATCATTCTCTAAGGCTCCTAACCAACGCTTATCTGTTTCGATAAGAAATCGGGCATACGGGATAGCAGACTTGGTACAGCTGTAGGGCCAATTCTCATATTTTAGATATGAAGAACTTTCCCCTTTACAGGTGTCCAAGTTACTACCCGGGCCATGACGTGACCAAAACGTCACAATTTGCTTCGAGGGCGAATTACTGCCCAGAAGCTTCTCAAGAAACGAACGAGCATACGTTAAAACGCATGCATCTAGCTCTGATTCGCCGTAACACAGATCTAAATAACCACTATGGTTATAAGTAGAACACACAGCCTCACCTTGGATAAACTTATCCATGGCTTTGGCACGTCGTGCGTTCTTTTCTGTGTCAAAACGAAACTTCTTAAGAATTGCTGACAGTTGATACTTAGCACGGTAAATACTAATGTGCTCAGTCTCATCGTTAGGGCGTATACTTACGTTCTGTAAGCCCCACATATCTGTTAGAAGGAATAGGGCATTTATATCTCGATTACGAATAATCTGGGATAATAAAGCGATATCATCTTCTGATAGATAATCAGCTAGGTCTGATGTAAGCGACCCTAAAACCTTCCAAGGATAATCCTTGGGCAGTCGAATTTTAGCATTAACTGCTAAAGCATGGTCGAACTTACGTTGTTGCGCACGGGTTTTCACCCGCTGCGATCGCAAGGTGTTAAATTTCATAACATCTCCGTTCAAATGTGGCCTATTTTCTAGGCCAAATTAACCTTAAACTAAATTGAATTAGAGTGAAGAGTGCGGATAATACCTTTCCGGGAACTCTTGACAAAGTCTTCAATTTACACCGATAATTGATCGGTTAAAGGCGCCAAAATGGCAGACTGAACAATCGCCGCAGCGACCCTCATTGCTAAAGCGAGGGTTTGCGCTGGTGTGATCCCTACGGGTAAACTAAAATTTACCTCGGCGAGACCAGGGGCAGTGATAGTGGTTGTACTATCCGCACCAGGGACAACATAATCTTGAGTGAACTTAATGGCAGATTTTGCCACACCCAAGAAATTGCCTGATGGTTTTGGAAAAGTACGATAAAAACCCATGGTATTACGGACGCTCAAAGAATGATCGGCCGCAATGTACACTGATCTGTTCTGATATTCATCATATCTGGAATAGACAATGTCCACATCAGGGGTCGTTCCATCATCATTGTCTGCATTCACACTCAAAGTAATTGAATCTGGTTGCATGGCTATACTCCTTACTAAAACGGGCTATCCAGAGGAAGCGAATCGAAATCCGCTTATATCTCTAAGGATCAACCCAAGGTCTAAGATTTTCAGATTGTCAAGCTTCAGTCTAAAAGACGGAATCATTGGCAAACTGTAATTTGGCTCGCGGACTACATGTTTTGTAATTCGTGTGGCTGTTCCAGCATCGATAAAGGACGTAGGTCCAACGAAGCTGTAAACAGCACCACTAGTACAAGTGAAGTCGCTACCCAAACATGTCGAGGTCTGGAGAGTCTCTGTAGTAGAGACCACCCAGGAAGTAAGTGGTTTGATCTGCATTTCAGGAGACCAAGCACTTATTGTATCACCGACATTAGCGAACCAGTCCACAATAAAGCTGAATGGGATTAAATCCCATGCAGTCTCTACAAGTGAATGACCTCCAAGTAGTTCATGGAGGGTCAACGGTCCGCAGTCAGTAAGGACACCTGCACGTACTGTCGTTCTACTTAATGAAGATCGATGTAAATCGAAATTCCAATGGTAGTACGGCAATTCGATCACCGGAATGTTAACAACATCACTAGAAGTGATATCGTTATTAGCACTCCCTCTGAAAGTCTGACGCATTGCACCAGTGAGCTCCTTATTCAGGATCTCCATGATGCCTTTGATGTCATAATACAGAGGTCGAAGGTTGTAGCGCGCATTCAAATAGACTTCAATCCATTCTTCTTTAGTAAGGTTTCCCTTGCCATAGAGAAATGAACCATCCTTTTTCTTAACAGAAATTAGGATTTTCTTTACCATTTTAAACATGGTAAGAAGTCCACTTAGAGTCTGTCCCATCTCCTTAACGGAGCTTCCAGCCAAAACTTTGGAGCGGTCTATGTTAGCCCACGCCTTAGTTATAGCTTGATCCTTTAGAAATGTAATATCTTCTTCAGGTTCAACTAGAAACAATTGATCACCACATAGCGATGCCATACCGACATCACCGGTGACCATTCCGCCTCCCGTTGGGTCAAAAACGTTGCCGGAGCCACAGTTTTTCCACACGGAATAATCGTAATCCATTCCTAGATTAACGACCGGAGATTCAACTCTTTCATAGAAAGATGTCATAGGGGAATTAATAATCTTCCCTTCTCTCATCAATCTATGGAACCCAGGGGTTTCAACGTCCGTCATCGTCTTGTGCTCATAGAGTGTTTGCTCAACACCTCCATAAGACCAAGTCGAATATGGATTCGTTTTCGGACCAGGGTCCACAGTGCAAGTTCCCGTAGGATACCTAGTAAAGGCATTCCGTTGGAAATTTTGCGTTTCAGCCTTGAGTAGCATGTTGCGTACTCTTGGACTACCCATATACGCCTCCATGGCGTAAATGGTCAATACTAACCTACGCCTTCAAGATAGATTAATATCTATGTAATAGGCACCAACAGATGACAAATCCGTTGGAATAAAACAGGCTACTAACATTTTGTTAGCACGGTAGCTCCGCATTATGCAAGATCTTCTCGCACAAAGTACTGTAGTATGTAATCCATATTACACTATTGCTGAACGGCAAGTCAAATAACAAGACTTGGTTCAAGCG